TTCTGATGCTGGACTATAATCACCGGCCCAGCTTTGCCGACAACGTGAACGCCGCAGTCGACGCGGCCCTGACCACCGACAATGCCGCCCGCACCCCGCGCGATTATCTCGGCGGCTCGCGCCTTGGCCATGCTTGCGAACGGGCCTTGCAGTTCGAGTTCACGCATGCGCCGAAAGATGAGGGCCGGGACTTCAGCGGCCAGCTGCTGCGCATCTTCGCCATAGGCCATGTCCTTGAGGATCTGGCGGTGGCTTGGCTGCGCAGCGCGGGATTCGATCTTTACACGCGGAAGGGCAATCGCCCCGATGGTGGCCAGTTCGGCTTCTCTATCGCCGGTGGGCGCATTCGCGGCCATGTCGATGGCATCATCGCCGCAAGCCCCGAAGGCTTCGGACTAACCATTCCTGCGCTCTGGGAATGCAAGTCGATGAACGCCAAGAACTGGCGCGCCTGCGTCAAGGACGGGGTGACCAAGTCCAAGCCGGTCTACGCCGCCCAGATCGCGGTTTACCAGGCCTATATGGACGCGACGATCCCAGGCATCAGCGCCGCACCGGCCGTGTTCACCGCCATCAACAAGGACACCGCCGAGATGCACCACGAGTTGGTGCCGTTCGACGCGGATCTGGCGCAGCGGATGTCGGATCGCGGTGTGCGGATCCTGCAGGCCACCGACGCGGGCGAGCTGCTGCCGCGTGTGGCCCAAAATCGCGACTTCTTTGAATGCCGCTTCTGCCCATGGGCGGAGCGCTGCTGGGGGATGCCCACATGAGCGGCGACCTTCCCGACGATCCCGAGACACCCCGCATTTCTGAGGACAGGCCCATGAAAGACGACAACACCACCGACAGCCCAAATGTGGCGCCCCACGATACTCCGAAGGAGAATATCGTCCATTTCAACCCATGGCGGGATTTCAATGATGCGGTCTCGCAGGTGGATGTCTTCGGCGACGAGCCTGACCCCGCGCAAATCGCACAATTCATGGGGGTGGTCTTCGGCTACTGCGATGGCCTGATCCCGGTGCGCAGCTTCATCGACAAGGGCCAAGGCATCGATGGCCGCCCGCACAACATCTGGATCGAGGCGGATCAGGCCACCCCCGACAAGATGGCCACCTTTGCCACATGGGCGTCGCGTGAGGGCGCAGCGGTGTACGTCATCCCCGGTACAGTCGCGGCCCCTGGCCAAGCCAAGGCCGCAGAAGTCCTGCAGATGCAAACCGTGGTTGTGGATATCGACACCGGCGATATTGCCGCAAAACGCGCGCATCTCGAACGCCATCTTGGCGCACCGACCATGGTGGTCGAAAGTGGAGGGGTCACGCCCGAGGGGCAGCGCAAGGCCCATGTCTGGTGGAAACTCAGCGAGCCTGCCGAGGGTGATGATATCCGCCGGGTGTGCCGCCTGCGCGGTGACATTGCCGCCAAGGCCGGCGGCGACATGCACTTCCGCTCGGCGCACCAGCCGATCCGGGTGGCAGGCTCGGTCTATTACAAGAACAACCTCAAGACCCAAGTTCGGATCGTGGAAATGAACCCTGCGCTGGAACGCGATCTGGGCGAATTCGTTGAGGCCGTCGCAGACATGCCGCCCGCGCCGGGAGTGTCGCTGCAGCCGGATTTCACGGCCCCCGACAAGCCCCGCTCCGACGAGGTCCTGGTGACCCCCGTTCGCGAAGGCGGGCAGGACGACTGGTCACGCTTTGAGGGGGCCAGTGCGGCGATCGGCTATTTCATCCGCATGGTCCATGACGGCCGGCTGTCAAAAGGCGACGGCTGGGAGGCGATCTGCGGTTACAACGCCGCCATGCTGCGCCCGCAGTGGCCGGTGGAGCGGCTCAAGCGCGAGTCCGAGCGGCTCTGGGTCCTCCATGTCGAAAAGCACGGTGCCCCCCTTATCCGCCTCGACAGCGCGGCGCCTGTGCCCAATGAAATGCCAGCCTTCACGCTAGGGGCGCTGCTCGACGACGCGAGCCCAATGCCCGCCGATATCATTGCGCCGCGCGTGCTGACACCGGGCGGGTTGTTGGTGCTGGGCGGTGCGCCCAAGGTCGGCAAGAGCGATCTGTTGATCTCCTGGCTCGTGCATATGGCCGCTGGCGTGTCGTTTCTCGACTTCACACCGCCGCGTCCCTTGCGCGTGTTCTACCTGCAGGCCGAAATCCAGTATCATTACCTGCGCGAACGGATGAAGCAGATTTCGCTGCCGCAAAGGGTTTTGGCTGGCGCGCGCGACAACCTGGTCGCGACACCGAAGCTGAAGATGCTGCTCGATACCGAAGGCAGCATGCGCGTGGCCGAGGCCATTCGGCGAGCCTTCCCTGCCGATCCGGTCGACATCATCTGCATCGATCCAATTCGCAATATCTTTGACGGCGGGCCTGATGGTGGCGGCGAAAACGATAACACGGCCATGATGTTCTTTTTGAAGGACCGGGTCGAGGTTCTGCGCGATCACATCAACCCCGACTGCGGCGTGATCCTCGCCCATCACACGAAAAAGCTCAGCAAGCAGCAGGTCAAGGATGATCCATTTCTGGCGCTCTCCGGGGCCAGTGCGCTGCGCGGGTTCTATACCTCTGGCCTGATCCTGCACCGCCCCGACGAGGAAAGCCCCCAGCGCAAACTGGAGATCGAGCTGCGCAATGGGCCCGCGTTGGCACCGAAGCTGATCGACAAGGTCAATGGCGAGTGGGTGGAGATCAATCCAATGAACGAGCGGCTGGTTCGGGTCGATCTTGGGGCCAAGTTCGACGCCGAACGGGTCCGCAAGCAGGACATTATTCTTGGCATTCTGCTGGATGAGGCGGCCAAGGGGCGGCTCTACACCATCAACCAATTCGCTGAATCCTTCGAGAATAAAGCCGGGCTTGGCGGAAAGGACGCGGTTCGCGGTCGGATCGGGGTGCAGGCCACCAAGGGGTTTATCAAGTTTGTGCGTGACGGCTCACCCTATGGGATCGGGGCGTCACGGTCCCGCTTCGGCTTTCTGTGCGTCGAGGGGATGGTCATGCCCATGGAGGGCGAGGAGGTTGACCCCGACACCGGTGAGGTGTCGCCGATCAGCGTCCCCGTGCTGCCCAGCCATTACAAATCGGCGCAGACCGGCGCGCTGCTCGAGGTCGAGAACCCTCTTGTCTGGGTCTATCCGGAGGGAGAGCGGTCATGAACGTCTCGGCTGATCACTTTCCGCAGAACTGCGCACTGGCCAGTTTGAACCAGATTGGCGGCTTTGCCGAAACTGCCTCGCCATCTGCACGCGGAACTGCGCGCTATCCAGTTGTAACCAGTTTCGGGTGGTATCCGAAACTGCCCCTGCAGAACTTCGCACGAACCACACACGATGCGCTGCAACCAGTTTGGGCTGAACAGGCAGTTTTGGGTGTCCAAAACTGGAAAATAATCAACCAGAGCAATGGTTTGATATCCGAGTTCAACTTGGGTGGTGTGAACCACCCCCTCCGGGGGTGGGGGAGAACGCCGCAAGGCGGGATCTCCCACTCCCACCCCCAGGGGGCTTCGCGTGCGTGGCCTTGCATTGCCCGAACAACTCAATCCGACGACGGCGACCCGCTCCGCCAAGAACATGATCGCCGTCGTCTTCCGCCCGAGCCATCCCACCAGAAAAGGAGACCACCCATGGCTGACATGACTCTGACCACCGCCGTTCGCGACGCAAGGATTGAATCGCCACCCGACAACCAGTCTGGCCGTACCATCATGGCCCTTGATCTTGGCACCACCACCGGCTGGGCGTTGCGCGGCTACGACGGGCTGATCACCAGCGGCACCGTGTCGTTCCGGCCGAGCCGCTACGACGGCGGCGGCATGCGCTACCTGCGCTTCACGAACTGGCTGACCGAAATCGACCGTTTGTCGGGGCTGATCGCCGCCATCTGGTTCGAGGAGGTCCGCCGCCACGCTGGCACCGACGCAGCCCATGTCTATGGCGGCCTGATGGCGGTGCTGACTGCATGGGCCGAGCTGCGTGGCGTGCCCTACGAGGGCGTGCCGGTCGGCACCATCAAGCGGCACGCCACCGGCAAGGGCAATGCCAACAAGGACGCCATGATCGCCGCCGCCCGTGCACGCGGGTTCAGCCCTGCGGACGACAACGAGGCCGATGCCATCGCGATCCTGCTCTGGGCCCTTGAGACGCAGGGAGGGCTGGCGTGATGGGCATGCGGTTCACCCCAAAGGGCTGCGGCGGCCAGCGCCGTAGCCCCGAGCAGGTCAAACGCGACGGCTGGCAGGAGCAACAAATGCTGGCGGTCTCGCTCGATGATCACCGCCTGACCTGGCCAGAGCGCGAACTGGTCCGACAGCTTGGCGAGAGGCTTTATGGCAGACTTCCTGCGGTGCGGGAGGTGCGCAATGGCCTCTGACTGGACAACCACACAAGTGGAAGACCGGCTGGAGAGCGCCGCCGACGTCTTCCGCGCCTTGCCCAATGTGAGGCCACAGGGCTTCGTCAACGCTTGGCCTGAGTATTTCCACAGCTTCGCGGACAAGGTCGGCCAGGAGCCGCAGATGCGTCGTCCCCGGCCGGGCCCACGTCAAATCACTGAGGCCGAGGAGGCCATGCTCTGGCTGCGCTGGCTCGAGAAGGACGACGCACGGATCGTCTGGCTGCGAGCCAACCATGTGCAGTGGAAGAAGGTCTGCTGGGAGGTGGGACTCAGCCGTCCGGCGGCCAACCGTCATTGGCAGTACGGCATCGCGCTGATCACCTGGCGGCTCTGGGCACGCGTGCCATCGTCCAAACGTTCGAAGCGCTTCGTGATTGAAAACGCCAACAATCTGTCAAGGAAAATCATCCTGTGAGAAAAATTTTCGGAGAGACACCGGAAGGGATTCCATCACACGGCTCTGGGGGCTATCTATTGGACATACTCGGGAGAGACGCGTGCAGAAGACTGCCAGCGCAAACGATCTCCGGATGGATGCCGTGGTGGACCCCAGAGTCCGAACCGGAGTCCAACCGGGGTCCAGTCCCCTAACCCATTGTTTTCCGGTTCCTTTCCGGCCAAAAACGTATGCTGGGGGGCGCAGCGCGGCATATCGCTAGCGTCAGAGCCGTTTTTTTGGGAGTCCACCCCCTCGGGAATCCACCCCCTGAAGCGGAAATAACCAGGCAATAACAGAAGCTTGTCTGGTGGATTCCGGGGTGGATACCCTGGACTCCGGAGTCCAGCCGCAAGCCAGTGGAAACCACCTCGGCGGAGTCCACCGACCCGTCGCCAATCATCCAATCGACAGGAACCGACATGACCCTCGCCTTCGCCCCCGAGCGGATCGAGCAATGGCCGCTTGCGCGCCTGCAGCCCTATGCCCGCAATGCCAAGGCGCATGGCGCGGATCAGGTCGCGAAGATCGCTGCCAGCATGGCGGAGTTCGGCTGGACGGTGCCCTGCCTCGTGGCCGAGGACGGCGAATTGATCGCGGGCCATGGCCGGGTGCTGGCCGCCACGCAGCTCGGGCTGACAGAAGCGCCGGTGATCGTGCTCGGGCATCTGACCGAGGCGCAGCGGCGGGCTTACCGGATCGCGGACAATAAGTTGACCGAACTCGGCACTTGGGACGAGGCGCTGTTGTCTGCCGAACTCAACGACCTGCTGGCCGAGGATTTCGACCTGTCGCTGGTCGGGTTTTCCGATGGCGAGTTGGACAAGCTGCTGGCCTACGTGCCGGAAGGCGAAGGTGAGGACGGTGCGGGCGGTGCCAGTGTGCCGCCGGTCGTGATCCCGGAACCGCCGCGCAACCCGGCGTCGCGCACCGGCGATCTGTGGATCCTCGGCGACCATCGGCTCCTGTGCGGTGACAGCACCAGCTCGACCGATGTACGCCGCCTGATGAACGGCGAGCGCGCGATCCTGTTTGCAACTGACCCGCCCTATCTGGTGGATTATGATGGCTCGAACCATCCGACGCGGAATAAGGACTGGTCGCAAAGCTACGGCGTGACCTGGGACGATTCCTCGCAGGGCGCGGAACTCTACGACGGCTTCATCGCGGCTGCGGTCGCCGAGGCGATTGCCGAAGATGCGGCATGGTATTGCTGGCATGCCTCGCGCCGACAGGCGATGCTCGAGGCCTGCTGGGAAAAGGTCGGGGCCTTCGTTCATCAGCAGATCATCTGGGTGAAGGACCGCGGGGTTCTCACCCGGTCGCATTACCTCTGGAAACATGAGCCCTGCTTCATGGGCTGGATCAGGGGCAATCGCCCGCCGAAAGTGGCGGAAGAAACCTTGGCCTCGACATGGGCGCTGCCGAGTTTTGCCAAGGATGACCGCCCCGACCATCCGACGCCGAAACCGCTCGACGCCTTCGGCATCCCGATGCGCCAGCATGTGGCGCGCGGCGGGCTGTGCTACGAGCCGTTCTGCGGTTCGGGTTCGCAGATCATGGCGGGCGAGGCCAATGGCCGCCGCGTCTTCGCGATGGAGATCAGCCCGGCCTACATCGACGTCGCTGTCGTGCGTTGGCAGGCCGACACCGGCCGCGACGCGATCCTTGATGGCGATGGCCGATCTTTCACGCAGGTGAGGGCCGAGCGGTTGGGCGAAAACGTCGACGCCGCGCCCGAACCCACTGCTTCTCCTTTGATTCCCGCCGCGTGAGGCCATGCATGACCTGGTTGTACCTTCCTCCGGAAACCATTCCGGCACCGATGACGCATGCCTGCTCGGCCTCTCCCTCTGCTCCGGCGCAGGCGGGCTCGACCTCGGGCTCACCATCGCCATCCCCGGATATCGTGCTGTGGGCTATGTCGAACGGGAAACCTTCGCCGCAGCCACTCTCGTGGCGCGGATGGAAGACGCGGCCTTGGATCAAGCGGTTGTATGGGACGACATTGGAACTTTCGACGGCAGACCGTGGCGCGGCGCGGTGGATATCGTCAGCGCAGGATATCCATGCCAGCCATTTTCGGTCGCGGGCAAGCGCCTCGGCACTAAAGACCCACGCCATCTCTGGCCGCATGTCGCCCGCATCATCGGGGAGGTCGAACCGCCCTTCGTCTTCCTCGAGAATGTCGCCCATCATCTCCGCCTTGGCTTCCCCGAAGTCGCCAGCGGACTGGTCAACATGGGCTACCGCCTTGCGGCAGGCCTCTTTACGGCGGCGGAAGTCGGTGCGCCCCATCGGCGCGAACGGCTCTTCATCCTCGCCATCCGTGAGGGCGACGACCTGGCCGACCCCGCGCGCCTGCTCTGGGACCCGGTCGAGTGGCGGGAACCGGACGGAGATGATGCGGCTCTGGCCGACCCCTCGTGCCAGCGCGAACGAGAACCGGCAGGCCAAGCCGACCCCTTCGCAGCAAGCGGGTCAGCACGGCATGAACCTCGCGACGACTGCGGCACTTTGGCCAACGCCGCAGATCGACAGTTTCCGCAGCCGGGGTGGAGAGCGGAAAGACGAGAAGGGTCTGGACCGCATGGCGCGGGACTGGCCGACGCCCATGGCGAACGACGGGTGCAAGCCGAGCGCGGGCAATCGCCGGACGGCCGATCTGACCCATGTCAGCCGTATGTGGATGACGCCGACGGCGCGGGATCACAAGGACGGGGCGACGACATTGGCGAACACGCCGGTCAATGGCCTGCTTGGCCGCCAGGTCCTGGTGACGCCTATGGCTGGGAACGATACCTTCGATGTGCGCCGGACCTTGAACCCGCTGTTCGTCGAGGCGCTGATGGGTTGGCCCACCGGGTGGACCGGCTTCGCCTTTGTGGCAACGGAGTGGTTCCCTTGGTTGCAGCGCATGCGCTGCGAACTCTCGCATCTGAACTGCTGGCCGATGGATGACGGGGTGCCAGCATGAAGCAGTCGCGCACCATGTCGCTCGTCGAGGCTGCGACGAACGTCGTGGTCGGTTATGTGCTGG